ACTGTCAATTTCATTGACTACTATGACGACAGCCAATTCGCAGCCCTAACGGGCGACCATGAGGCATACTTGTTCTATGTCTCGAAATACCCCATTATTCCAACGGATATGGTAATGGCGGAGTTATTCGCCAATGCCGGACCACCGGCAAGTGACCCAAATGTTCTATTCAAAGCAAGCCTCATCAAGCAGGGTGCATCCGACGCTGTAATCACCGATGAGTTTCCCAATCAGTTCCTAGGCGCCTCTCCTACCTTTAATTTCTATTCCAACCATGTTTATTTGACCCTAATTCTATATGATGCGGGGTCGGGTGCCGATTTCACGGACCCCCAAATGAGTGTTTACATGGCGATTGATTCTAAGACGTGTAATCGGGTTGAGTATTCAATGGGCTATTACAAGGAGTACCAAGAAGCCCAACTAATTCAATTGTTGAATCAGGGTGTTCTTCAACCATTAACACCTGAAGGTCAAATGGGATATTCATTTCCTATGTGGTTGATTGGTGGTGTTCGACCTGAGAGGATGCTAAGGGCTGATGCGTTGGCTGATTGGTGGCATAATCTCGATGGTAATTTCGCTGAAAAGACTCAGACAGTAACCAACTTGCGAGAATATTATGACTTGTCTAAGGAGATGGTCCCATTCGATGATGCCTTCGGTGTTGAAGACCCGTCGAAAGGTGGTGTGCCTGATTGGATTAGGTTGACAGCATTACCATCGGTGGTCACCGGACCTGTTAGGTCGGACTTCCCGATTGCGACATTACCGACGGCGGCCGAAATTGCGGCTGGCGTTGCGAGTGTTCAAATCATGACCTGATTTGCCTTCTCTGTCCGAGGATTGAAGTTGGATGTCAGCATCCGAATGTTATACCTGTACTATGGGCTTTTGATTCTAAGGCCCCTTCTCGCCAATTCATACCATTTCCGATTGAAAGGTATCCCCGACTGTGCCGACTTCATCCTCGGACAGAGAAGGCGTGCTTAATCGGGTAGGAAATGGTAAATCACTTCATCGTCTTGCCAATGTTGCTTAAATGATAAGAGCCATCCTTTCGCTCTGAAGACTCCATCCTCTCGGATGTAGCTTCTTTTTGTATCGACTGCGTACCATTGGTCACCCAATCCTAGCTTCTTTCCTACTTCAACCAATACATGCCATTCCGGCGCTCTCACTCGTGCCATGACATTCCGAGTCGCCACGGACTATGTATACATTCCTTGAGCTTAGGTAATGTATACATTATTGCCTAGGGTAAATATGTATACATTATTCTTTCGAATCAAATTAAAAAAAGCCCCCCACCGTTTCCGGTGGAGAGCGGGCGTAATCGGGATTCACTCCCGTGTAAAACTCATACATCATATTCAACCCTGAGTCAATCGTCAAGTGATGTCGCTGTCATGTTGAAAGGGGAATACTTTTCCTTGCCCCTAGTAAACTTCAACTGATACCTTTCATCAATCTCAAATACGTCAATGTCATCCCTGAATATTAACTTGTGTTTTACTTCAAGTAGAAACCTAAACACGGATGTTCTCGCCGTTGTCTGATGCACCAATAGTGGCCGTGCGTTCGGTTCATCCATCGGAAACAATAGAGCACATTCCCGCCCGTCGTCTATGAAATCGGGGATGTGGTATCCATCGTCACGCAACATCAAAGCCGTAGCAACTTCAATCATCTGTGGCACTATTTTGTCATTAGGTTTCAACCAATCCACCGAGCCCTTTTCAGCGCCTGCGGTTAGTGTGGTTTGAAACCATCGTGGTTCGTTTTTTGTCATTCTTTTCACCCCCTGTTGCGACTGTCATTCAATTGAGTTTTCCACCAAGAGAATTGGGATGCCGGCATCGGTGGATTACCGACACCCCGCCTTCTCTGTCCGTTGGATTTTGTCGGACATTTGGGTTCACGATAACGACGGTATATCAATTATTGTGAATTCTTAGGTTTACTTTTTACACCCGGTATACTTATTACACCAGCTGGTTTGCGGTATGTTATGGCCAAAGCCAAGCAAGACATCATTCTAAGAGACCGACTTCAATTTACACTCACCGGAGCGGGCGATTTATCCCTAGTTTATGGTAGGGTTGACCTAAGCGATTACGTCAATGTTGTGAAAAGAGAAGGATTACTCATTAAAGATATTTACCTTCAAATCCGTGACCCTAATGCAACCGCCGGTTCCAAGAATCTAGCCAATACCGGAATATGGATGCCGGTTGGAGACTCCTCTCCGGGCGCTGGTAGTGAAGATGCCGATGCTTGGAAAGTATTCGTTTCAACTCGTGCTTACGAGAATGCCGCTGATGTTGGCATTGCTTCACCCGACGTTCTACATATTGAAGAGTGGTGGGTCACCACTTTGGCCGGTCAACCCCCTGACCAGTATATGGTCAATGTTCAACACAACATCTACCCCACTCGAGACTATCACCCCGGGGGTTATCCCGTCGTCTCCGACCTGTTGGTAGGTATTGCAATTGATTCATCCTCATCCAATGCCTCTTATGATAACGCTACGCTTGAGGTTGACATCATGCTTATTGCTGAAACAACCACTGTCACTTCCAACCAAATGACTCAACTTCTAACACAAGCACAAGACCTCTGAAGTGATTGGATGGGCAAGAGGCTTGAACGTGCGAAAGCGAAAGGTGAATTGGCTTCATCGCTTGCTTTGGTTGGTGCTTCTATCGGTGGGGGTGTCGGTGCTATTACCGGCCTTATTATTGGTGATACGACCACTGTTTTCCCGATGGACATGATAGCCATACCTGCATATCAAGCCTATATGATTGGGGCTACTCCCGCATTCTCAATATTCATCAAAGAAGGTGAAGTGTTAACCCTAGTAGTACCTACGGATTCACAAGTCGCTGAAGCGGTTATTGAATCCAAGCCTAAGCGGAAGAAGCGGTCAAAGCCTAACCCTTGGATTAAGTTTAACAGTAGTTTTACCTATCGCAAGCGTAGGAAAAACGAATCCCCTAAGGAGTACCTAGGGCTAAGGGCAAGGGCGGCATCAAGAGCCTACAAGAAGTCAAAGGGTGGCACCAAGAAGGGACAGGTACGCAAGACTGCAAGAAGGGCATACAAGAAGTGATACAAATGCTACATGAGTTCAGGGAATCAGTTTCGATTAATGAAGAAGTGCACGTCGTCGGGTTTTCATACAGACTATTTCAAAAGAGGATTAATCTACGTTCAGGGATGCGACATACTGTCAATTTCATTGACTACTATGACGACAGCCAATTCGCAGCCCTAACGGGCGACCATGAGGCATACTTGTTCTATGTCTCGAAATACCCCATTATTCCAACGGATATGGTAATGGCGGAGTTATTCGCCAATGCCGGACCA